AAAAACAGAACCCCGGATCAGAAACTCCATGCCCGCACACACGCTAAAGACCGTGAAATCAACTATCAATCCATAATAGATAGGACATACGCCACAATATGAAATGTATCTACCAGCTTATACACAACGACACCGGCGCCCGATCGGAACCCATCGAATGCGATAGGCAAGAATTTGCCAATAAACTCGCCGAATGGGAATCAGACCAGATCGACTCTGCCGGCATAGTCGTACTCATGGAAAAACATGACCCCGATCAGGAATATGAATTCAGCAAAGCTCCTTTCATGTACGCTAAAACTTTCGTAGAACATTTCAGGACACAAGAAAATGGCTAAATACTTTTCACAACCCGAAAAAATGGCAACAGGCAGTCACTTTGCCAATATCCCTAAAGCCGACATAGAGCGAAGCAAATTTGACCGCTCACACGGTTATAAAACCACGTTCGACGCAGGCAAACTCATCCCTATCTATTTGGATGAAGTACTACCCGGCGACACGTTCACGATGAACGCAACGTGCTTTGCACGACTCGCCACGCCCTTAAAACCGTTCATGGACAATCTCTACCTCGATACCCACTTCTTCTGGGTGCCCAACCGCCTAGTTTGGACAAACTGGCAAAAATTCATGGGCGAACAGGACGACCCAGACGATAACCCTGGGGACTATTCAGTTCCTAAATTCTTCTGGAATGACACGCCTAACAATGAAGCGAATACTATAGGCCATTATTTCGGCTTAACATCTAATAATACCGGTACTACCTATGAGGTATCAGCTCTACCGTTTAGAGCGTATAAACTAATCTATAACGAATGGTACAGGGACGAAAATTTACAACCCAAAGCTAGTAATGACTTTGGGGATACCACCACAATTTTCTGGAACCAACAACTAGTCCACAACCGCCAAAAGCGCAAAGATTATTTCACCTCCGCGCTCCCCTGGCCGCAAAAAGGAGACCCGATTTTCGTTCCATTGGGATCAACCGCGCCTATCATTGGCGACAGCACTCAGCCGTCTGTAAAAGCGTTAAATGACGGCGGTTCAATACGCGGTCTGCAGGGCGTTAATAACGACGGCGGTAATGCCGGTCTTGTAGGCGTCGCCGGCGGAACCTGGTCGGCAACAACTCCCCTTAAGTGGGAAAATTCAGGCATGCTGGCGGATCTCACCCAAGCCACAGCAATGACCATTAATGACCTCCGCACAGCTTTCCAGATTCAAAAATTACTGGAACGCAACGCCCGCGGCGGTACCCGCTACATCGAACTCGTACTAGCCCACTTCGGCGTACAATCTCCCGACCTACGCGCCCTCCGCCCACAATATATAGGCGGCGGCACCCAAATGATCAACATCAACCCCATCGCAGCAACAGCCAATGTCACCGACACCACCATACAGGGCGATCTGGCCGGCTACGGCACCGTGGTTCAAAAATCAGGCTTTAACTTCTCAGCCACAGAACACGGCTATATCATGGGGATCGCCAGTGTCCGTCAGGATCAGACCTACTGGCAAGGCGTAGAACGCCATTGGAAACGTACCACTCGTTACGACTATTATTGGCCCGCAACTGCTCATCTCGGCGAACAATCCATCAAAGGATGGGAACTCTGCGTTACAGGTGACCCCACGTATGACGAAGCAGACTGGGGATTTCAGGAACGTCACGCAGAATACCGCTACAAACCAAGTCGTATTACCGGAAAATTCCGCTCATCTGACCCACAATCACTCGATTTCTGGCATCTGGCACAAGACTTCGACATAGCAAATCCGCCTACTTTGGCACCGTCTTTCATTGCGGAAAACTGCCCCATAGACCGCGTTATCGCCGTACCGTCAGAACCTCACTTCCTTATGGATGTCTGGTTCGACTTAAAATGCGAACGCCCGATGCCCATTTACGCCGTTCCCGGCTTGATTGACCACTTCTAATGTCCTGGGCATTAGCCGCAGCAGCGGCAGCCAGTGCCGCTGGTGAAATTGGTAGTGCTAGAGCTGCTAACAAAGGCTCCAAAGAAGCCGCGCGTGAGCAAATGGCATTTCAGGAACGAATGTCAAACACTTCGCATCAGCGAGAGGTAAAAGACCTCATAGCAGCCGGCTTAAACCCTATACTATCCGCTCACGGCGGCGCATCCACACCATCAGGCGCAATGCCGCAGGTATTTAAAGAAGACTTATCCGGTGCCATTGAAAAAGGCGCAAGCTCTGCAAAAACTATAAAAATGACACCTCTAGAGGCTGCCGCCGTACAAGCACAAACACAAGTTTCTAGCGCCATAGCAGCAAAAACAGGCGCTGAAACGGGTAAAATACAGGCTGAAACAGCCGGGCAAGAAATACAAAACCGCGTATCAGCAGAAACCGAATTAGCAAATATCGGTTCAGCCCAAGAAGGCTATAAACAGAGTCAACATAAAACCAAACAAGCGGAGCAGGACGCCATGAAAGCTGTATACCAGGTACAAGGCGCAATAGCCGACGTAAAAAACACAAATTCTGCTACCGCAGTAAACGAATCCAAAAAAGCACAAATTGATCAGCTTGTAGCACTATACCCCTGGTTTGAAGGTGCCAAATTAGGCGTTGATATAGTACAGGCCGTTATAGGCGCTGTCGGAATATTCAAAGCCGCTAAAATATTTGGAACTACACCTAAACTATTAAAAGGGTCTATAAAACCAGCTAACCCAATCGACATATCCGGAAACTCCGGACCTGTCCCATCAGTAGGATCATTCAAATGAACCAATACATAGATCACAACGGCGAAACCTTCGACGAAATGCCACAGCGCACGATCCTGACTAGGCGCTGGGCACATCAACCACTCCGTCAACTCTACGTAGAAACCGACGAAAGTCGGACAGACACGTCACACGGTAACGATACCGACATCAATAATATCATCGCTCGTTTCGAGCGCACCGGGTATCTACCCCCGGCAACAGAACAGCCCCAATATGGGGACTGTACAGAATTACAGCAGGATCTCACGACCCTGCACAACAAAATGCATGACACCCTCAATGAATTCAACGAATTTCAACAAAACTGGAAGCCCCGCGAACCAGAACCAACACCAACACCACAACCTACGGAAACACCCGTAGAACCACAATAAACAGCAAAAAGGGGCAAATAGGCCAACGCGCAGCAACCGGCCTTAAGCCCCTCTCAAGCTAAAAAACAACAAAAACAACATGTACACAAAAGCGACACATGGAAGTCAAAAAATTAACTTCCAGACCATTTATCACCCGAAAACGACCGTTTATCGGAAAAATTTGACAAAATTATCCACAACCATAAAATGCATTAAAACCCTAAAAACAAAAAATTCTGTACTACTGTAGAATCAATCGGGAAAGCGGAAGCGATCTTGGTGAGCGCCAGCGAACGTAATCGCTTTCGCGCATGCCGAAACCTAAAGACGAAAACGCACGTACTTGCTACGGAGTTACCCCCCCCCTTGACAAAACTTATCCACAGGCTGTAGCCTGAAGGCTTATGGCCCCCTCGATACCATAAGCCCAACTGACAGGTGATCTATGAAACGGTCCAGAACGAACAAAAAGCGCTCCTCGCGCAAATTCACCAAAACGGCCAAGTCCGTTAATAAAATGAATAAAATCATGCCTCAGCGCGGCGGAATAAGACTCTGACCTGTGTATTTCCACTGGAAGGATGGCGCAGCCAGAAACTATCTGACACTGGTAAACGCCCGGTTACCTTCAAACTCCAAGACGGCTATCTCGATCAGCCGATATCTCTCCCGTGTGGGAAATGCTCAGGATGCCAACTCGACCGCGCTAGAACGTGGACAACTAGGAACGTGCACGAAAACATGTGTCACGATCAGTCCTCGTTCGTTACCCTGACCTATGCGCAAGCACCCGAGAAACTGTCTAAACCTGATCTTCAGTTGTTCATTAAGCGCCTGCGCGAACATGCCCCCGTCCCTATACGATACTTCGCTTGCGGAGAGTACGGAACTCAAACAAGGCGACCACATTACCATCTGCTCCTGTACGGGACAGACTTCCTCAACACCAGAACCTACGCCATAGATGAAGAACTATACGGATCGCCGCTACTCGATAAAGCCTGGGGCCACGGCATTGCTTCTATCGGCCGTGTTACTCCTCAGTCTATTGCTTATGTATGTGGCTACGTCTCTAAGAAATACGGAGACCCGGACACCTTCAACCTTATGTCAACCAGACCCGGAATTGGCCACAACTGGCTCAAACGCCATAAGGACAACATACGACGAAACGGCCATACCACCATCGATGGACGGGAACTACCGGTACCCCGTAAATACCTCGAATGGGAATCTGGGTACCTACACCAGCTCATTAAAGAACGAAGTGTCTGGCACAAAAACAGAACCCCGGATCAGAAACTCCATGCCCGCACACACGCTAAAGACCGTGAAATCAACTATCAATCCATAATAGATAGGACATACGCCACAATA